CAAGAACTCTACGCTGTTGCATCGCCCATTCTTCAGTTCTACCTGGAACTTCTCGCCAGTTAGCTTCAATGTGCGCAAAACCATTTCTGCCTTCTGTGGCTTCATTCCACATCTTGTAATAGTGGTTCATTCCATTAGGTGTAGATGATATCAGAATCTTTGAAGTCTTACCAGAGGTAATTGTTGGGTATACTGATGTAAAGAATTCTTCTGCTATATTGTTTGGTACGAATGCAAACTCATCAAGATATAGTAATGAGATAGAGAAACCTCGAATTGCGCTAGATGCAGTGGAGTCGGCAAGGATCCTTGAGTTATTTTCTAATTCAATATCACCTTTGTTCCATGTGCGCACACCTTGTTGAATCCAATGCGGCATTTCTTCATAGGCAATTTTAATACGAGAAAGAATTTCTCGAGCAGTCTTTGCTTTGTTGGCTAGAATAGCAACCAACTTTTCTTCGTTGAATAGAATATACCAGAGAATATAACCAACAACCATCGTGGTCTTACCAACCTGTCGGCCAGCCTTAATGATGACCATTCGATTGCTGTTGATTTTATTTACTGCTTCTTCTTGAAATGGATACAGCTGTATCTTTTTCATACCTTCATCGAGTGTAATAATATTTACATATCGCTCGATGAAATAACATGGGTCTGTTGCACACCTAACATATTCATTATATTCATATTCATCAAGTTTAAATGGAACACCAACTCTCTTGAGTTTTGGTGATCCCATATAACCACGAAAGCTGCCAACAGTGCTAACCATTTTTAATCTTCTTCAGTAGATCTGCAGTTGAACCAACAAACACTGCTTTTTCTACAGTCACGTTTGTATCTTGTTTCTGCCCTTCAAGTTGTTTCATTTGATGTTGCAACTGAAGTAATTTATCGGTCATGTCACTTAAATTTTTAAGCATATTACCAGCAACTTCATATGCTCTTGGATGCTGACTTTCTTTTGCCACTTGCATGATACCTTCAAGAGCTTCATTGCCTCGCTCAATGAGGTTGTAGTAATTCATTCTAGAATAATCAAAGTCTGCTTTTGCATTGTTTTGCGGAACAACCAATTGTTGTTTTGGTTCTTCGTCGACGGGCACTATATCATTTGTTGTTTCTAGAATAGCACTTAAATTTTCATCAAATTTATTTGTCATGTGATATTAAAGTTTTCCTCAACTGTTTCGGCGAATCCATATGCAGTATCCACATTGGCAGAAAGCGGATCTGGCTCAATAGTTATATTTAACAATTGATTCAGATCATTTTCAAATGTAGACAATACATACTTTGAATTCGTGATCACGCCAGTGATAACTTCATTTTTCTTAAAGTTACCCATTGTATCATAAACATATAGAGAATTGCTTGTATTGCTCCATGATTTTACAAACGCTCGAGCAGAAGCAGTTTCAACTGTACCACCTTGATATACCAATTCGCCATATCTAAATTGGCCAGATCCGTTGGTGAGATTTAATTTCTGCTGATCTGATCCATAAATTGTATCGTATACGTTTGCAGTAGATTTACGAATAACATCAACAGTACTTATTGGACCAAATAAATAACCCTTCATAGTAAAGTTGAGATTCCAATTTAAAACTCTAGTGACTTCAGGCTCACCCTCATATTCTGCCTCATATGAAACAGAATTAAATACAATTGGAACATCTAATTTTAGTCCATCAAAGCTCACAAAGTCGACTGTGATCGTATAGTCTGGAGAAAAATACGGTAGAATTTGCTCAACTATCTGTGTGCCATCTTCTGTATTACGAACAAATATGCTAAGATTAAAATCAAAATTATATGGAGTCCATTTAATTTTTTGAGCAGAACTAGAACCAGATTGCTCAAAGAATTCTGTATATGTTGATATTGCACGAAGAGGATCGTAAGTTAATCCAGTCATCTCGAATGCCATTCTTGGCAATATGATCAATGTTTTATTAGATAGATTGGGATCTTCAGTAATTCTTTTGTAGAATTTTTCTTTGTTTGCATAAGATATTGGTACATTGATTCTTTCAATCTCAACTGTTCCAGCTTGATTGTATCGAACCAATTTTATATTATTAAACATGTTTCCAAAAGAAACAACCATCTTTCTTATGATTCGATGATAGAAATGCTGGTTAGATAACATTATGGCTCACCAAATGGATTAGTTTCTGAGAAATCAAGAATATTATCTGCTTCAGTTTCAAGTAATACATTATCATCATATAGGCTTGTTGCATTTTCCATTGGATCATTAGTGGAGATGGTAAAGTTTGCACCAGTAGTTGCGCCTTTTGCTGGAATATTATTTGCAAAAGTTCCTTTTATGTTTCTCACTCGCACTTGCAGATTTACTCGATCAAAGTCAGCAACAATACCTTTAGCAGTCGCAGAAGTTGTATTTGCGCCTTGGTATATTGCTTCTCCTCGTTCATAAGAAACATTTGTATTTGCATTAGTTACAACGTCAAACAAAATAGACGGAGCAACTTCGTCGCATATAAAATCAAGTTCTTCGATGCCCGTATTCAAGAATTCGCCATTATATCTAAATGTTTCAATAGATAATCCATACATATATGGCGCGACTTTACCTAACTGGAAAAAGTTTTTTTCTTCTTCTACGAATCGTATTTCAAGTAGTTTCTGTTGAACTGGGAGATAAATCAGATCTCCTTCTTTTGGTAAACTTCTTACAACAGATGGAACAAATCTTTCAAATGTTCTTCTTGCAACTGCAACCTTAGCTGTCTTATCAATGTTCAATCCAAACTTTGAAAAGAATTCTTGCTGCCCCTCAAAGTCATTAAACGTTTCCATGTACATATCAATTTTATATGCTCGATCATAATACTTTACAGGATCATCACCAAATAATTGATCAAACGTGCTTTGTGATGTTCTTGGGAGATAGTAGATATCGATTCCATGATTACGAATTGACTCTATGATCAAATCTTCAACAAGAAATTGTTCTCTTGTCGCGTTTTGATTGTTAAAATATACTGATGTTGGAGGCATTATATCCAAACTCTTTTGTTGGTTATGGGGTCTTTAATCCAAGATCTACCTTTATATTGTTTTCCTGCATTCTCCCAAGTTTGTGGTTTACCTCTATTCCAAGAAGGTTTACCCCTATTGGTTTCTGCCGCTTTTATAATTGCTTTTTCTAGACCAATACCGATAGGGTTTCTTGCTCTAAATTCACTAGAATTCCTAGCAATTTTCATTTTTAACTTAACTTCATCAGAATGTTTTTTACCAGACATTCCGCCCTGACCACCATATGTCATATTATATCCAACCCCATTTTCAAAAAAACTATTATGTTCTTCTATGAAAAATCTTTCCATTTCATTTAAAATATAATTTTTATCTTTAGACTCAAAAATAATTTCCCAAGTAAATGATTCTATGCCATATTTTCTTATTGATTTATGTAGTAGATAACCACTATTTTTATTTGCTGCGCATTTATGTTCAATTATTCTTTTTTCTAAAGTTTTTTGGGTATATCCAATATAAACCTTACCGTTTTTTTCATTAATACATCTATAAATTTTATATGTTGCCATCTTATCCCACATCAAACATAGGAGGTAATTCGTATGTATCTCTTAGTTCTTCTTCTAGTTTAGCAATTTCTTCCACTGCCTCAGCGTATATTCCTTTGCCATTAATTACCATTCCACCAGGAAGCACATAATTATCATATTTGGTTAAATTTGCCCCCCACTGTTTTTTAATAAGTTGAGTTGCATAACCCTTCAACCAATTGTCGCTCCATATTTTTGGATACTCTGTTGGATCAAGAACTTTTTGGCATTGAACAACTAAAAATCCACCTGGAGATAATCTTGCCTCCCAGCTCATATCAACATAGAGTTTTTGTTGTTTCTTATTAAATCGAAGTGGAGCTTCTCCAGTTAATAACATCTCAAGCATACGAATGTGTGATCGAGCAATGTAATAATATGTGTATGAAGAAGAAGTAAAATCATACAACTCATTTAATCGAAGCTGATAGTTTAAATCAAAAATATTAAAGTCAACAGCAGAACCAGAACTGCTATTATACGTCCCGTTTATTGGTAATACTTGACGGACCCCAATGATAGAACTAGGAAGCGTGACATAACTATTTGCAATATCGCCAGATGTCACTGGTATTGCAAGATATTCGTCTGTGACGCCATCATAATGATAATCGGCAAATTTAGTTAGCGCATCATCAATCCTGTCTTCAACTTGATCTTCATCGACGTTTATGTCAATTACAGGAAATCCTAACCTACGAAGGCAATAATCTTTAAATTCTGTTCTAGTTGTTGGTACTGCCATTTGCTCCTACCAATTTATTATTATTGATTTATTTATGCTATTCCGCCAGTTGTTGCGCTTAATACTACGCGGATTCTATCAATCGGAGAACCATTAGGATTAGTTGTTACCTGTATGTCTAGAATACTTTGATCTGATAATGACTCGCTGGTTTGTATCACATACCAAGTTCTAGGTGCATTTGTCTGCAACCAGGTATCTGTTGCGCTACCAGAAGGCACAATACTGTTAGTGGCCGATATATAATTTGCTCTAACATAAAAGTTTGTATTTGCAACTAAATTAGGCACCGACACTGAAAATATCGTAGATGGCTGCGCAAAAATACCATCAGAATTTGTTTCTATCTTCTGGAACGTGCCATTGGTGTTAAATCTTAATGCCGCATTTGCCGTAAATGGCGTCGTTAGATCTTGAGTTGATATTGTGAAATCATTGCCAAGATTTAAAAGAAAATCTCTTGTTCCACCAGCACCTCTTCTCAAAAACGACATTACAGTATATCTCCAAGTAAAATAAACTCATTGGTTGCAGTATACACAACCGACGCTGACAAATACCTTCCAAGAATATTGGATGTTAAGTAATTCGCTGTATTCAGTTTTACGATAGTAGATGCGTTCGCAA